TTGAAACATTGCCATTAGGTCTTTTGCCGATTTGCCAAATATACTGGCGGCTGCACCCGCTCGCTCGAACGGGTTTTCAATTTGCGATATTGCCTCAGATATAGCAATAAACGCCTCGCTTGGCTGCAAAGAGATTAAACCTTGCATGTCTATACCAAGCGCTTCAATAACCTTAGATGCATCGCCACCCTTAATAGATGCCTCTCCAAGGTTTTTCATCATCTTGTCTATAGCTGGGCCGACGCCACCCTCTATATTCACGCCCATGCGTTTTGCGATATAGTCAAGTTCTGATAGGTTCTGCGCTGTGTCGCCTATTGCTTGCGCCTTGTCGCCTAGGTCGTCGAGTCTTTCAATAGCAGAGCGCAATCCAACTGCAAATCCAGCCGCCGAAATGCTTGCGCTCATTCCGGCTAGCGTGGTTGCAACGGTAGTAATTGAACCAGCAACAGAAGTGAATGCGCCACCAACTCCCCTGCTTGACGCCTTCGCTTGACTGGAAAATTTTGACAGTGCGCGCTGCGCCTGATTCATGCCATTCGTGACGCCAGTTGCGTCAGCGATTGCTTTAATGACAATATCAGCTACAGAACCGGCCATTACTGAACCTCCCCGCCAAACTTAGACAGGAACATAGCGCGTGCTTCGTCGTCGGCGGAGTGCGGGAGATAGCGCTTATCAAATCGCGGGATAACATCAGACGGCTTCACGGTCTTGCTACCGCGCTTCGTGTTGATGTTTATCAACGTTGCCGTATTGATACCCGCTCGCAAATCGGCACGCTCCTCGCCAAATGGCTCAATGCGTTCATATGCCATCCACGCAATCATCTCGTCGTTATCCATGACATCCAGCAATTGCCGGACAGTCATGCCCAAGGCCAGCGCTAATCTATGCTGGAATCGTCGCCTTGGGTCGCTTGCAAGTTTTTTGCTTCGGTCTCCACGTCCGCATCGTCGAAGCCGAGTAGGTGTTTCCCGGATTTGTAGATACGGTCAAGAAATGCTTGACTGTTGGGGTGCGTGGCGAGGGCCTGCTCGTCAACGTCGGTAAACATTGGCGTGCCGTCCTCGTTCGCACACAAGAGGATTGCGCAGCGGGCACGAAAACCCACTACGCTCCCCTCTTTCTCCACCTTCGCCTTCAGAGCTTGCTTCTTAGAGAGTTGGTCAACCTGCGCGGCTGTCGGCGTGCGCAGGTAAACCACATCGCCAAACTCGGGACAGTCCACCGCAATAAGCGGTGGAGTGCTGTCCTTCGTTGCTAAGAATTTGTCTCGTGTCAGTGCCATTCTTCCGTTCTCCTGTGTGTTATTAGCTCGCCGCGTGCGTCACAGCGCCCGTGATCTTGATGACAGCGCTAAACGTCATGAGGTTCGCGCCGACTTCTGCCTTGGGTTCAAACGACTTCCAAAAGCCGCTAAACGTGGTCTTGTAACCGGCACCCGTGCCGCCCCAATCAATCGTCCACGTTTGAACCGTGCCGATGGACGGCTGGAAGCTGCCCAGGTAGCGGCCTTCAACCTGAATCTCGCCGCCTTCTTTCAGGTCAGCGGGGATATAGGTTTTATAGCTCGTGGTGCCGAGGTGTGAAGTCTCGATTTCTTCGATGCTCTCGCCGTTGTGGGAAAGGCTCGTAAGCTCTGGAAGGAATGTGCTATCAGTTCCCGGCGTGAGGGTCGTGCCCATTCCGGTATCGTGGCCAAGATAAGACATGCTCTTATTGCTCCTTAGCTAACCGCCTGCGCAAGCGAGACGGTATAGTGTTGTGTGATTCCAAATATGGGAAACTCGCTACCATCAATGGGCGAGGTCGTGCAGGGGTCTTGCTCTGTAAGCATGCAAGTCATCTTTGCTGTGTCACTTCCCACGGTCACATCGCCTTTTGTGGCGTGTAACGCAATGCGAAGTTGTGCGGCAACGGCTTCAACCGAGTCATGCGTATCGCCCCAGACAGCAACGTCCACGCTATCCGTGGTGAATCCAGAAGGCCCGCCGAGATGCGCGAGGGGTTGCGCCTTCGCTACTGTGCAAACAACTAGCGGGTATTTAATGTCTTTGGTAATGACAAACTCTGCGCTCCAGCGCGTGCCGATAAGCGCGGTGATAGCGGATACCGCGAGGGCCTTGGCGCGCAGTGCTTGTTCCGGGCGGATGGTCATACGTCCGTACTCCAGAATCGCTTGCCACCCTTCTTTGCGCGGGCATATTCAACATTCACGCGCTCTAGCACGCGCTCGCGGAATCGCTGTATAAACGTGCTGCGCTGAGTTTTCGCTGTGGGTGCAAGGAATGGGTGCGGGCGAGCGCCTGGGTGCTGCCATCCGGGCGACGGGCCAACGCCTAGAATCTTCGGATTGCGCTTTTGCGCGCGCTTTCCATAGCCGGGCGCGGGTATAAAGTGCGACTTTGCGCCACGCTCCACGAGGTGCGCGTACTTAGAGGGCTTTTCTACGCGCTGCTTACTGCCGG